CACTGGCACAACTTTTGTTACGAGCTGGTACACCCACGGGTTGGCGTCTAGTTACCTTGAGGGTGCTAATTTCCTTACGGCAGCTGTGTCAACGCCTGCAGATTCTATGGGTCATTCTCTTCTTCTACTTTGGGGTCCTGAGTCTCAAGGGGATATCGTCAGGTGGTTCCAACTTGGGGGACTCTGGACTTTTGTGGCGCTCCACGGTGCCTTTAGTCTGATTGGATTTATGCTTCGCCAGTTTGAGATTGCCCGACTGGTAGGCATCCGTCCTTATAATGCTATTGCCTTCTCTGGTCCTATCGCAGTGTTTGTTAGTGTGTTCCTGATGTATCCACTGGGACAATCCAGTTGGTTCTTTGCACCTTCCTTTGGAGTTGCTGCTATCTTCAGGTTCCTATTGTTCCTGCAAGGTTTTCATAATTGGACTCTTAATCCTTTTCATATGATGGGTGTAGCAGGTATTCTTGGTGGTGCTCTGCTCTGTGCTATTCACGGTGCTACTGTAGAAAATACTCTGTTTGAAGATGGCGAACAAGCAAATACATTCAAAGCATTTGAACCTACGCAAGAGGAAGAGACTTACTCGATGGTTACTGCTAACCGATTCTGGTCACAGATTTTTGGTATTGCTTTCAGTAATAAGCGTTGGCTTCATTTCTTCATGCTTTTCGTTCCCGTTATGGGCCTTTGGACTTCTTCTATCGGTATTATTGGCCTCGCTCTTAATCTTCGTGCTTACGATTTCGTAAGTCAGGAGATTCGTGCTGCTGAAGATCCTGAATTTGAAACGTTCTACACTAAGAACATTCTTTTGAATGAAGGTCTTCGTGCCTGGATGGCTCCAGTAGATCAACCTCACGAGAATTTTGTATTCCCTGAGGAAGTTTTGCCACGAGGCAATGCCCTGTAAACTACTCACAATATGAGTTGTTCCACCCCACCTCGGGGTGGTTTTTTAATCTTTACTTAACCTTATGATTAACGAAGGAACTCCTTACAAACTTGCAGAAATAATAAGAGATACTTGGCCTGGACTTTACAGGGCACCTAAAGAACGCTATAATAATGACTCTACGAATCGTGAAAATGAACAAAGGATTCAACCCTACTCCAAAACCAGAAAAGAAAATTCAAAATGTTAGAGAGGAACTTCAAAGGGTGACCCGTCGATTCAAAGTCCTTATGAAAAATCCAATTATCACGGCAGCAACACTTGACAGACCTCCTGCCGATCCTGTAGAATAAATAGGAACACAATACAGAGGTACAACCGCTATGGATCGCACTTCTTTGATCAAACACATTCAATTTATTTTGTTTGATGAATACGATGAAGACCCCGCAATTTTAAATGCAAGATACTATGGTGGTTATTACAACAAAATGACAGACAAAGAACTTCTCAAATATTATTATGAATTGAAAAATGAAAGTAAAAATTTACAGTGTCAGCAATTGCAGTAATTGCGAAGTTCTTAGAAAAATTCTTACCACATATAACATTCAATTTGAAGAGGTTAAGGTTCTTAATTCTATGAACACTGATGAACAAGGAATCTCATACAAACAATACCTTGATTTAGAACCTAGTGTTAGTCTACTTGAAAAGTGTACCTTTCCTCAAGTTTATATTGATGGGAAAAGAATAGGGAACATACGACAAACTGCAAAATACCTCCAACAAAATGAAAATAAATAAAGGTGTAGAAGCAATGACGAGGAGGAGGAAATCTCATGACCCTGATTTTAGAATTTCCTCCGAAAGAATTTTAAAGTTAGGTAAAAGAGAGATTGTACTCCACCTTGATTTTTGGTTCAAGGTTAAGAAAACTCAAACAGGAGAAAGACCATGATCTCAATTGCCCTCTTTTTCTCGGCATTCCTGATTGTAATGTTTGGCATACTGGGATTTGTTTTTGGTTGGTTTGGCAGAGAGTATTATGAAAATGCTACTCAAAGAAACAGACTCTCTGATCATCCCGAACTTTTTGATGATAATGGCAACCCAATTAATTCTGAACTGTACTCTGTGAGGTTTTTAGTAGATGACGATGAAGAGGAGGATGAATAATGATTCTTGTTGATATGAATCAAACGATGATTTCTAATCTGATGGCACAGATTAAATCATCGGGAGAACTGAATGAAAACTTTATGAGACATATGGTATTGAATAGTATCAAGTCATATGAAAAAAAGTTTTCTGCTGAGTTTGGTGAATTGATTCTTTGTTATGATTCACGTAAGTACTGGCGTAGACAATTCTTTCCCTATTACAAACAGAATCGTAAAAAAGATCGTGAAAAATCTGGTCTTGATTGGGATAAGATCTTTGGATGTCTTAACGAAATTCGTGATGAGATTAAAGAACTGTTCCCCTACAAGGTCATAGAAGTCGATGGAGCTGAAGCAGATGATATTATTTCTGTCATGTGTAAGCAGCATTATAAAGATGGATGTACTACACCAGTACTAATTCTTTCTGGTGATAAGGATTTTGTACAACTACAAAAGTATTCTTTTGTACGTCAGTACAATCCTGTTCTCAAAAAGTTCATTAAGTTTAGTCCTAAAGAGGTCAAAGAGTTTATTAATGAGCACGTTGTAAAAGGTGACCGCTCGGATGGTATTCCTAATTTTCTGTCTCCTGATGATACTTTTATTACAGGTAAACGTCAGAAACCGTTGAGTAAAAAGGTCATCGAATCTTTTATGGTGAATGACCCTCATAACATTTGCAACGAGGAACAGTACAAAAACTTTAAGAGAAACCGTGTTTTAATTGACTTCGATTACATTCCAGAGTATATTGAGAACGATATCATCACCTATTATAACTCTCTAAATAGTGTGAAGAAATCAGTTCCTCTGGAATACTTCAGAAAATATCATCTGAATGATTTGATGACTGAATTTTGTTTTACGAATAGTAATTTACCCTGGCTTAAAAAATGAAACTGTTAATTTCTGAAATTCTGCAGAAGGTTAGTAACGCTAAAACCAAAGCAGAAAAGATTGACCTACTGCACCAATATAAAAGTGACACATTAATCTCCTTATTCATCTGGAACTTCGACGAGAGCGTGGTCTCTATGATTCCTGAGGGTCCTGTGCCCTATGAGAAGAACGAGGCACCTAAGGGCACAGAACACACGATGCTGGAGCACGAGGGGCGTCTCCTGTTCCATTTCGTGAAGGGTGGTAACAATAACCTCACGCAGATGCGTAGAGAACAAATGTTCATTCAAATGCTTGAAGGTCTTCATCAAGATGAGGCAGAGGTAGTTTGCCTTGTTAAAGATGGTGGTCTTGGTAAGAAGTATAAAATTACTAAAAATGTAGTAGCAGAAGCCTACCCCGAAATCGTTTGGGGAGGTCGTAGCTGATGAAAATTCTCCATCAAAATTGTGACCCTGAAGTGGCAAATGATAGAAGTTTGCCTTATAGCGCATACTTAGTTACCTATGAAGTCGATGGAGCAATTACATATGATCTGGTTATTCCAGACAAACAAGTAGAAATCTTTGACTATTATTGGGATAGGTATAGGGAAGGTCTGAAAGGTTGGAAACAATCTGAAGGTCGTGTCAATCCTAAACTGTGGGGTGCTCAGTCACCAGAAGAAAAGAAAAAGAAAGGAAAAAGTTCGGGATGATAGTTATATGACTCATTATAAACCATACACTCCTGAGTGGCATCGTAAACGCTACCTGAAAGAAGCAATTGACAAGTATCTTGACGAACAAATCGATAACGAAGTAATTCTTGATGACCTCTCGGATATTCTTTCTGAAAGGTCTGAACGAGCATACGAAGAATTCAGTAGAATCAACGATTTAGAGGCAAGACTCAAATAAATAAACTTATATTGGAGATTACTTATGCTCTCTACACAATATCGTCTTCGTTTGGAAGCAATCTGTCAAAAAATTGCTAAGCACGAGGAGGTTTCATTGGATGATATGATTTGGGCAGAGAAACTTGCAAATTCAAATCGTTCTGCTGCTACTATTCTTCGTCAAGCACGAAGAACTGCAGAGAATCCTGATATGCAGGAGGGAGATATGGATGATTTTTTAAACCAACTTGACATTGGTGGCACTGGTCACGAACGTTTTGGCAAACGTGGATTTGATAGTGTAGATGATATGGTTGATTGGTGGACAAAAGATAAACCTGATGATTGGCGTCAGAGAGATTAAACGGTAACAAATGTTACTAAAATAAATAGATATATAAGGTACGTTCATTCGCTGTTTCCGAATAGCGAACGGAAGTAAGCCGACTCGGAACGGGACGTTCATCTATGGAAGCACTGTTATTAACGTGTTTACAGGCAAACTTTCTGATAGGAAGAGTTAATACTCATGCAGTATTAACCAGTCAACAAAAGAATGACATTGTGTGGGAAATTAAACAGGTAACGAAGAAAGGTTGCTTCATAGACGCAAAAGCCGACTGAAGGAACGCAAATTTACTAACGTAAAGGAGCAACCCTAATGTCACAAGCAACTTATAGAGGGTGTAAGTATAACACTAATACCCCTAAGGAAGAATATCGTCATTGGTATTCTGAAACACACGCACCAGCACATCCACAAAATAAGTACCGTGGAATTGCTTATCGACCTTGCCAAAATTGGAATTGGGAGGAAGCAAAATGAATTGGTTACTAGTAATTAAAAAACAAATCCAAAAACAAAATCGTCTACATCAAGCACAACTTGTGATGGCAATGAAATAATTCTCTAGGGGTCTTGACAGACCCCTTTTTTCTTGCTAGGATAACTCTGTCCAGTTTCAAACAAAGAATGTTAGCTAAGCTTATTTCAGTAACACCAGACGCTGAGAAACATATGGCATACTGTGCTCGGGTGAGTAACCCAGCAAATCAAGAAAATGAGAAGTTCTCAGGTCTCCTTAAGTATTGCATTCAACATCAACACTGGAGCATCTTTGAGCAAGCAACAATGACTGTTGAGATTAATACTACTCGTGGTATCGCAGCTCAAATTTTACGTCATCGTTCGTTTACATATCAAGAATTTTCGCAACGGTATGCTGATACTAATCTTCTAACTCAGTATATTCCTATTCCAGAACTTCGTCGTCAGGATACAAAAAACCGTCAGAATTCTACTGATGATCTTGATGGTTATGTTAAACTGGTTCTTGAGAGTGAAATCCAAGAACACTTTGCTAAAGCACAACAACTTTATAATCGTCTCTTGAATCAGGGCGTGGCAAAGGAATGTGCAAGGTTTGTGCTCCCACTCGCAGTACCAACCAGACTTTATATGACTGGATCTGTAAGGTCTTGGATACATTATATTGATCTTCGTTCTGCTAACGGCACACAGAAAGAACATATGGAAATTGCAGAAGCAATCCGTTGTATTTTTATCTGTCAGTTCCCTGCAGTATCTGAAGCACTTGGTTGGACTCGTGCTGAAGAATGCCCAGAATGTTTTGATGCCCCTTCTATTACGATTGAATAACTATGCCTACCTACAACGTAATTAACACCAAGACTGGTGATAAACAAGAACTTTATATGTCGATGAGTGACTACACTCAATGGAGAAAAGATAATCCCGACTGGGATAAGGATTGGATGGCAGGTGTTGGAGGAACTATATATGGAGAACCCAAACAATCTGATGGGTTCAAAGAGGTGATGCAAAAAGTACAACATCACCACCCTAACGCAAACCTTTCTCGGTATACCTGATCTATGGCAAGAAAAAGAGCACAAAATCCTGTTCCTTTCGGAATGTCCAACAAACAAATGCAACGTAAAAAACCAATCAACCTTGATTATCTCAAGGACATTGAACCACTTACGGAGAATCAAGAAAAGTTTTTCCACGATTATAATCTCGATCAAAATGTTTTTGCCTATGGTGCCGCTGGTACAGGTAAAACCTTTATCGCTCTCTACCTTGCACTGAAAGATGTTCTCAACGAAAGAACTCCTTACGAGAAAATCTATATTGTTAGGTCTCTCGTTGCTACTCGTGAAATTGGTTTCCTTCCTGGTGATCATGAGGATAAGTCCTCACTTTATCAAATTCCTTATAAGAATATGGTGAAGTATATGTTCAAGATGCCTGATGATAATGCTTTTGAACTCCTCTACACGAACCTCAAGAATCAAGGGACGATTAGTTTTTGGTCTACAAGTTTCATCCGTGGCACTACCTTTGATAATGCTATCCTTCTGATTGATGAGGCACAGAACCTCAACTTCCACGAACTTGATTCCATCATCACTCGTGTCGGTGAGAACACCAAGATTATGTTCTGTGGTGACGTTGTTCAGTCTGACCTTGTTAAGCAACACGAACGTAATGGCATCGTAGACTTCCTCCGAATCCTTGAGACGATGAAAGAGTTCAGTACAATTGAGTTTGGTGTGGACGACATTGTACGCTCTGGTCTGGTAAAATCCTATCTCGTAAGCAAAATGAATCTTGGTCTTTGATATGTTTAAACACATTGGTAATTCTTTAATTGAACTTCCTGAACCCGTAACCGTTAATGGAGTACGTCATTACCCTGTCCCTAATGGTAGTAAGTATCCTTCTATTACTTCTGTCACTACTCACAAAAATCGTCAGTTTTTTGCAGACTGGAGGCAGAAGGTAGGGGATGCTGAAGCAGATCGAATCTGTAAGGTATCTACAACTCGTGGTACAGTGTTCCATAAGTATGCTGAAGACTACCTAAACAACCTTCAGGTAGCTCCAAAGAATCTTATGGAACAGGCATCTGCCTCCTGGCAAATGTTTGAATCAGCAAAACCCTACCTTGACAATATAAATAATATTCACGCACTA